CTCCCTCGATCGAGCCATCAAGTGTGACCGACATTGTTCCGTCGTCGTTATGAGTAACCACTTTTGAGTAGCCAGCAAGCTCATACGATTGGTTACCATACGGACGAAAGTCGAAATTCCAGACTCCAGAAGTATCTGCTACACCGTTGACGTTAATCGACCATGGGAGGTTATCGTAATGCCACGATGGCTGTTGATCGGTTTCGTAAGCCCGCATTCGCACATCAATAACCGAGGTGTTGTTTTCAAAGTCTTGCGTTCCCTGAGTTACGTAAATCCTACCTCGAACTTTGGGTCTCGAACTGAAATCGTCATAACCACTGGCCATGAGTCACCTCCTTAAATAATCTTGAAGTAAATATCGCCGCTTGTGCCGCCAGANGGATTGCCGGTTCCTGAGGTAATTCCAAGGTTTGATCTAGCGGTCGCCCCACTGTAGCCTCCTGTGCCGCCGTAATATACGGTCAATCTTCCGAACGTACCGACGTGACCTATCCCTAGACTGGATCTAGCGCTTGACGAGCTCGTAGAGCTTGTACCGCCCTTAGATATAGGTACGGTGTTCTCAGTAGCCACACTACCAAGTCCAAGGCTGGATCTAGCGCTTGACGANNTCGTAGAGCTTGTACCNCCCTTAGATATAGGNACGGTNTNCTCANTAGNCACACTACCAAGTCCAAGGTTTGATCTAGCTCCGACAGCTGTGGTAGATCCAGTTCCACCCCTAGTGACTGGCCAGACGTTTAGAATCAAATCCTTAACCTGTGCTAAGAAGTCGCGGGTTCGGTTGATCTCTCTCGCGCCCCACTTGACTTTTCCTTCTTCGCCGGTGTTCGGTACGAAGCCAAACCCAGCATCTTGTGATTCATCTCCTACAGCCATGATTGCTCCTTTCTAAATATGATTAGGCGTCTGCCCATTCGCCAACGGCGTCTTCCCAGACCACGTTGTAATCCCACGCAGCCCAAGAGCCCGGCGTGATGAACAGCTCGACCTCTAGTGTGGGGTAAGAACGTTCACCAACAGCGTCGTCGACAAATATCTGTTCGGTGATGCGCATACGGTTGGTTACCCCGTCTTCGTTACGCATCTCGATAACGTCTCCCAGATTATAGTCAACCCCATAAACATATCGATTGTCCTTCGGAAGCTCTCCGTCCAGAGCAGATATGTTCCTTTGCAAAGCCAGTTCTCGTTTTCCACGCTGCTCAAGAAGCGCTTGAAGTGCTGTACCTGCTGGTTCTTCTATGTCGTCAGCAATGACTAAGAGTACTCGACGTTCAAAGCCCGAGATCGACTCAGTAACTCCCTGAATATAGACCTTTTTAGCACCGTACTTCCCATACACATAGGCAACGTTCTTGTATTGTTGAATTGACGTGAGCTCTGTAGTGTTTGTAAGGTTATCCATATCAGGGCTTACGATCACGGCAGGCATAGATGACTGCGATGAGGTTAGATCGTTTCCGATGAACACATCAAAATATAGCTTGGACGTATCCTCTCCCCTATACAAACGAAAACCAAGATCTGAAAGCTCACAGATCTTCCTAATTGCATTGTATACGGTCGCCGGTTCGATCAATAAACTATCAATCTCTTGCGACTCTATAAGTGTTCCCGGGTCGTATAAACTTCCTGAAGTATAAAAAGGAATCGCATCATTATTTGAGTTATAGCCATTCTCGATCATAGTTGCAAATATGTATCTTGCTTGATCTCCTGGGGTTTTGTCAGAGATAGTCCATTCAAGAGTCTCTGTCCCATCAACAACTCCGGAAGTTGCTGTTCTGTCTTCCAGTATAGCCTCTAGAGAGCGTCCGGACGCTGTGAAATAAGACTCTCCGTTATCGTCGTTAGTCGCAACGATGTTCTCGACCGTCATAACTCTTCGAGAGTTATTGATAGCTAATCTCTGTCCAGCTTTAATGAGGCTTCGGTTTGCGAACGTAGAGTGCATCCTCAGTTGGAAGTTGCCATATGCCGAATACTTCTCAGTCCAAATAAGCGATTCAAAGCGGTCAACGACCGTCTCTCGCCTAAAGAGGTCGTCAAGAATGTAAATCTCCATCAGAGTCCTCCGTATTTGTTAGTGTATTCGAATGAATATGGTATGGACGCCCCCGCCGTCTTTACTCGGATGTCGTTCTCGCCAGGCTGGAGCTTTGGCCAGTCTGAATATGGCGACACCGCATACAGGATAGAGTCGATGTTCCCCCCACGAGTAAGCATTGCGTATTTGTCTCCTGGAACCGTGCTGATTTCTATGACGTCTCCCGCCTCTAGTGAGGCAGCAAAGTCGAGCGTCCGAACAATTTCTCCACTGGGGGTGTTCTGAATCTGAAAGTCGCCAATAGATCGGTCCACCTCCAGAGTGAATATAATTCCACTATCCACGGTTCCGTCATAATCAAACACGTTTGCTGTTGTGGTTCCTTGTGTGGTTCCAGAAACAACGATCGTTGTTGGATCGAAGAAGTCCGGATCGAAGCTGAGCAAGGATATGGTGGCCACCGGATCCCCCGTGAACAAAGGACTATCGAAGGTTTCAACCATTCCAAATATGTCCATATCGGGAGCTCCGTCAACGACAAAGCGCATCTTCACCCGTGATTTAGGCATGAAGAACGAATATAACTCGTTACGGAGCTCCCGGACAGACGAAACACCGTAATCAGGCTCGATACCCAACTTAATTACGATGTTTCTCTTTTCTCTACGAGAGGACTGGTATTGCTCTCCATCCAATCGAGCAAAGCTCGACGAGACAAGATTTGCCTTGACTGGGTCCAATCCATCGATCGATCGAACCAAATATCCCCCAGCTGGGTTGTTGAGGGAGAGCGGAAGCATGACTCCACGCGCGGTATAAACTTCTACAGTTGATAGCATTATGTTTCCAGAGCTCCTCTCGCGATTGATAGTTGGTTCTTAGTGTTTCGGTATGTCTCTGCTGGAGAGATGCTCTTCGGCGAGGTGTTATACTGATTGAATTCCATATGAGTGGATTTATCCACCGGGGAATTTTCGACCTCGCGTTCTTGACGTTCTCTCTCCTCGTAACCGGCTGCAATCGAGGAAGCTTTGGCGGCTGCCCCAGAATATGCATACTTAGGCTTGCCCAACATTCTGTCTAGTTCGCCAGCAGTCTTCTTGACGCCAGTAAGATCTAGGACAGGACGAATCGTTGGAGACATGTCCATGTCGGAGTTCACTGCGTCAGCAATCTTAGACATTGAGCTCTTGAGGCCGTTAAGAGCCTCGTTACCCACGTCTTCGCCTGAGCGTCGAACATGCTTTCCGTTAGCCTTGAGGCTGTTAGTCAAACCGTCAATCGCAAAGTTTCCAATCGCGTAGAACTCCTTCGATGGTGAATTCATACCGAGAGCGTTACGAGCACCCTTAATAAGAGCCCAACCGATACGCATACCGGCATAACGCAAATCTTTTCCACCCTGTTCGATAGCATTAGCTACCCCTTCAACGATTGCACGGAACAACTTGCTGCCTGCTCGATTAAACTTCCACGAATATGTCTCGACTGCTTCTGCTACGCCGTCAATAAACTCGACCAGCAAGTTTGCTGCCGAGTCTGTAATATCGCCGATGTTTCGAGCAATGGCGTCGATGAATTCGGTAATAACATTTGCCGCCTCGTCCCCGACATCTCCAATGTTATCTCCGATGCCCTTCAGGAAGCCGACAAGTATCTTCATACCTGCGTCAACGATCTTTGGGATTAGAATAACTAGTGCATCTACGAGCTCCGTGATAAGAAGTACCGCAAGGTCAACAACCTTAGGTACTAGGTCCATCAGTTTCTCGATGAGAAGCACGAGAATATCGTAGATCGTGTTGATCAACAACGGTGCAGTCTCGCCAATGGCGGTAATCACTGCGGTAAAGACCATGACGAACGCATCCCCGAACTCTTTAGCTCCGGTGGCGATAGTCTTCGCAAATAATATCATGCCCTTAGCGATACCAACAGCAAGAAGCGGAATCATGGAAATAAAGACAAGGATGATCAGACCAACTGCACCTGCGGCAGCAGCACCGACCGCAACGACCGAGGCAAGACCTGCTGCGAACAGTACGAGAGCCTTAGCGACGAGAATCGCACCTGTTCCGAGGAGAAGCACCGCGACGCCTAGTGCTAAGAATATAACAGCCGCTGGGATTAGCAGAAGCGCACCAATAGCAACAATTGCGATACCCGCAGACAGCACAGTTAGCGCTCGCCCGATCTCGTCCCACGAAAGACTTCCAAACATCTTCATAGCTGTGGCAAACGCAATTAGCGCGACCGATGCAACTAGAAGTGCTGCTGCACCTGGGAGTGCGCCAGACATAGCATACAGAGCCAAAGCAATAATAGCCAAACCACCAGCCAATACAACCATGCCCCGACCAACCTCGTCCCAAGTCATTCCTGCCATTTGCTCAAGCACGTTTGCAAGAATAAGAAGGGCTGCGGCGACGATAACTAGTGCCACAGAAGACAATATCATTCCCTTAGGCATGAGCTGCATAGCGATAGCAATGATGGCCAATGCTCCAGCCATACCCAGAAGACCTTTACCAAGATCCTCCCATGGAATAGAGGCGAACTCTTTAAGTACTCTAGCCATCATCTTCAGAGCAACGCTTAGAATAACCATACCTGTGGCGGCCACGATCATGTTAGCTGAAGTTCCTGCAAACTTCGAGAAGAGGCCCAAGGCCAGAAGTAGCGCTCCTAGAGCGGCCATTCCTCTTCCAAGTTCTTCCCAACTAAGTTTCGCAAAGTCGGAAAGGGCGCTGGCAAGAATCTTGATAGCTGCTGCAAGAATAAGAATGCCCACTGCCTGGATTGCTCCGCCCTTACTCGCCTTAGCGAACTTAGTGAAGAGAATAAGAGACCCAAGTATTACGCCGACGCCAACAAGGCCTTTAGCCATCTCATTCCAGTCGAGACCGGAGAGATCAGATACAGCACTTGCCATGAGTTTGATAGCTACTGCTAGGACGACCATTGCTGCTGCCATTGGGATCATTCCCTTAGCGCTGGACGAGAATCCGGACATGAGCTTCATTGAAGCAACTAGGGCGCCAATAATAACCAGTACGCCAGTCAGACCCTTTGCGAGTTCATTCCAGTCTAGACCAGAGAGCAGTCTTACAGCAGAAACTACTAGGAGTAGCGCAATAGCTAGACCAGTCATTCCCACACTAAGAGCGAACATTTGTCCGACCCTTGCCGGAGTGGCAGTGTTAGATATAGAGTGCATCGATGTGACTAGAACAGCCGTCAGAGATGCGATACCCGCTAGAGCTTTAGCCAGATTTCCCGGGCTAACCTTGGACAGCATGATGACCGATAGAGTCAAGACACCAACCGCAAGAGCGATCGAGAGAAGCGCTTTAGCACGCAGACTGTTCTGCATTGTCTTAAGTGTTCCAGTCAAACGACCAAAGGTAATCTTCATCTGGCGAATCATCTCCACCAGGCCCAGTTTACCATTAACGTTGGACACGAAGGCCTTAATGGCCCACCAGAAGTTCTTTAGGTGGTTTCCAATTGCCCAAACGAGGCCTCCGAGAGCTGTAGCTGCTGCAACTCCGGCGACATCTCCAAGCGTAGCGGTCTTAACCGCGTTAGAGATTCCCTCTCCAAGATCCGCGAGTGTGGTCTTGACTAGATCAACCATTGGGGCAAAGAAGTCAGCAACTTTCTTGAACTGACGTGCAATCCAGCGGAAGGTTTCTCCGAGGAATGTTCCTACAGAGACAAGGGGTGCAAAGTTCTGCATAACGCCCTTAACGAAGGAGTTCATGCTTGTTGTGTCGATGTCTTTGAATCCGCTTAGAGCGTCGCCGATAGAGCGAACAAATCCAGCGATGATGTCGATCGGAACCCTAAGAACTTCACCAATGCCACCAAAGAATTTCGCCAGTCCCTCTCCGCCACGAACAGCGTCAAGAAGTGCGACGAAGAAGTCGCCAAGGACTGCTGTGAAGCCGAGAAGACTCGATCCACCCTTTTGGGACAGTCCAAATATCTTTCCTATGAGGCTCCCGATGACTTTACCGACTGCGGAGAGAATCTCCCAGCCAATTAGGAATATGGCGAAGACGCCCTTGAACGTTCTCCGTAGATTACGAGCCTCATGCCATCCCATTTTGAGTGTCTCGGCGAAGTTTCGGAATCCGACAGCAAAGTCGGCAATCTGCTTCATCGTTGGTGCTGGGAACATGATTTTAAACGCTTGACGGATCGGCGAAAGGATTGCGCCCAAGGCTTCAAGTGCGAATCGGATTCCGTCGACGATTGGTGTAACGCCTAGCTTGAGTCCTGCAAGGTTTATGCCGTCAAGCCATTTGACAATCTTTTCCGACGCCGCTTTGTTGAGGTCGACGATCAGATCGATCAGCGGTTGGAACGCTTCAGCTAGAGAGTCGATGACCGGCGTGAGCGAGTTGAAGATGTCGCGCATGTTCTTGAGTCTTGGACCGGCAACCGATGCGCCGATTCGTGAAAGAGCTGCTCCCATGTTGGCAAGAGAACCTGTGTAGGTCTCGTTGGCTTTCTTAGCGTGCTCGCCGAAGCTTTCATTCATAATCTTAGCGAATAGTTCGAAGGAGATCTCTCCTGCACTAACCATCTCACGAACGTCTCGCTCAGTCTTGCCAAGAGCCTTCGAGATGACAGCCGCAGCGTTAACGCCTCGAGTACCAAGCTGAAGAAGCTGCTGTCCCATCAGTCGACCGTTACCGGCAACTGTGGTGAAGATTCGTGCTATGCTCTCGTAGGAGGTACCAGTCATGGCTGCAACGCCGGAGATACCTGTCAGTGCAGCGGTCATTTCATCACCGGCACGCATACCCGTCGCGCCAAACTGTGCAGCGGCTACAGCGGCGGCGTCTAGACCATAAGCCGTGCCTTTTACTGCTGCCAGCGCGCTTGCCATGGTGGCTTCAATATCCATGCCCAGGCCCTCGAACTGGAATCTAGCTTGTTCAAGGTTTAGGGCCCTCTTTTGTCCACCCTCGAAGAGGGGGTCTAGGACAGAGCTTATGAGGTTCTTACCGAAGTCTAGTGCCCCCCGGGTAAGGCTTTGAATAACGGTGAAGCCGATTGCACCAAGAGCCGAGAAAGCTTTGGAAATATGGTCCACACCGTTAGCCATGTTTGAAATATCGAACCGGCTAGCTACGTCAGAGAGGTCGCGAATGTTTCGTTGTGCTCTGTCAAGGTTCAGACCCTCTTTGAGTTCGCCAAGAGATCTGTTTGTTTCACGTATACCCTTTTCGAACTGGGCATTATCGAATTGCATCGATACGATGCGATTGTCAACACTACTCATGCTGAAGTCACCGCCTTCCATAGCTCTTGTTCGATCCGGTCAAATATAGGTTTCATTGCTGGGTTGATGTAGTCTCTTCCCTGAACGTAGCCACCTGTTCCGGTGGCGTGCCCGTATTGCAGCATAATAGCGACTGGGTAGCCGTTCTCGACGTTCGTGTTGGTCCAGGTGATAGAATATCCACCACCCTCTGAATCAATTATGTACCCCCAAGACGCTGCCGCCAGCCCAGACTCTACTGGGGTATTTGCGGCTAATGCATCCACTCCGGACTGTGCCAGTCGAGAGAGGGGAACAAATATGTCAGACTTCGACATCTCCTTCAGGAAATTCTCAGTGTTTTTAAAAGAGCCTCGATGGTTGATAGTGATCATGTTGGCTCCTTTTTTGCTCCTTCGTTGTTTTCA